AATATGAGAAGCAAGGGCATTCATTATCATGGATCAAAATTAGATTCAACTTATGAGCTAGCTGTTGCTCAGTCTCTTGATGAAAACAGTATTGTTTGGGAGAGACCAAAATCATTTACATATGTTGGATTTGATAACAAACAACATAGATATGTCCCTGATTTCTATCTTCCAGATTATGACATTTATCTTGATCCGAAAAATGATTTTCTAATCAACAATGTTAATCCTGGTCTTGGTTACAATGACTGTGACAAGATTAAACTTGTTGAACATCAGTTGGGAATTAGAGTCTTAATTCTTGATTCAGAGCATCTTACATGGGACAAGATAAAATCTAAGATTGATGCCGAAGTCCCATAGCGGCCGATTGGACCGGATTTGTAACCCGGTGGCTCCTGCCCGCGTCGGTTCGAATCCGACCTTCGGCTCCATAAAAATTGAATCTTGACAAGTGCATAGTAAAATATATAATCATTGACAACTCAGTGCAGAACGAATACCATCGTGCTGAGAACTCGATCCTGCCTGCGGGCGCCTGGAATGCGAAAAACATTCACGAACGATAGCTTGTGATAGCTAGAGGGTTTATGGAGTGATTCATAGATTCCGCCTCTGAACTGAGGTCCAGGATGGAAGGGTGTGCTGACATAGTTGTAATCAAAGATACCGTCTTATCGCTCCCACAATAGACAGCTTGGTTAACAGCCGAGCCGAATCCAAGTTAGGTATTAGCTGGTGACTGTTACAAACCTTGGAAAGACCAACAAGGAAGTTTGCGTTGATCCCTCAGCAATGAGGAGTATAAGATAAGGTCGGAGGTGCGAGTAGCTCAAACGCAGTCGACTTAAGATGAAAAAATGCTATAAAGAGCTTGTAGATAGTAATAGAAAGTTACTAATATCAAATTTCTGAATGGCGAGTGAAAGTTGCAAGTAATCAGTCTTGTACAGGAATTATAATGGAGAACGGTGAGTGAGCCTTAAGGTCAAGCCGATGGCTCCTCAAGGAAGTTGGAAGGCTTCTGGGGCAAGAAGTTTATAGTGGACGCATTGTAAGCTCAGACTTGTCTCCCTGTTGATCGAATATGGTTGAAGGCTAAACAGTTGGTAAGGCGAAGGCCTGTTGATGAACTTATATATTTTACTATGTGCTTGTCGTGCGTTTTCATTCCTCCTTTCGTGATAACGAGCTTGTCGATTATTCGGCGAGCTCGTTATTTGTTTGTTTATTTCTACAATAACTGTTTGTTTATAGTTGATAGTTTCTTAGATCTACTATATAATAAGAATGTAAAATATGATATGGAGGCGTATTCATATGGATGAAATCAAATATGCAAAGTGTTCTTTTAACAAGGCAACAGGTCAAATTGAAGATTCTGATCTGGAATGGCTGGAAGGAACAGAGGAGTCCGCTTGTAAGTCTGTTCGAGATGACAGCACTACTTGTGTCCTATTTTTCCCCAAAGATGTTCCTGGTAAGGGTCATCCGGTTATTCCAGAGGTGTCCAGAGCTATGTTTGAAGTAGATCCTGCTATCTATGGTGTCTGTTACTACAAGGGGTGGAGTGGCTATGTGTTTGAGTGATGAGAATGTTAATCTTCGTCATATCTTCAAGATTGAAATTTACAACAGCATTGGTCCTTTTGAACAGGACGAGGTAATTCTTTACAATGCGGATAAGATTGATGAAGAAACTGCCCTTCAAGTTGTAAGTGCAGGAGCACATAGTAAGTATGTGCTGCACATGAGTAAGCGACATTTTGAAGCTCTATTTTTGAACAAGGAGTGTGACGACAGATGTCTTTTGGTATGATACAGTACAAGAGTCCTTTTAGACCTGTTCCTCGTGATCGTAATCATGTTTGCGGATTTTGTGGAACGCGTGTTGATGTCAAGTACTCTTACGATGTTGACTCGTCCGATAAATATCCTGAAGCGTCAAGGGAGACTGAAACATCTATCTACAGTTGCAGTTCATGCACTCTTAGACGGATGTTTACTTTTCCAAACCATCAATTTGAATATGATTTCAATATTGCAGATCCGTACAAGTTCATGTCTACTCTTCAGCGCATGTACAAAGATCTAGAAACTCAGAAAACTTTGTTTCACAAAACTTGGGTATACTGTTACGGCTGTAAAGCTTATGTTAGAGTTGAAGACTCTATTGTGACAAAAGATGAAGATCAGGATGTACTGAAATGCGCTACATGTGATTCTCTTGAGGGATTGAGAATGAAAAGAATTCTATTACTGAGTTTGCTGATACTGATTATGATGTTTCTGTGTGCGTGTGATTCTACAATGGATACCGTAACAACTGTTACTACTGGAAATATCCATGTGGAAAGACACTATCAAGATAACGGTGACTTGGTCTGCATCAAAGAGACAAACACAGAAACTGGAGTTATTGTTACTACATATTTTTACTGGCAACATGATCAACACGGACGCCGTACTCTTTCTGGAACTGAATGTATTACTGTTGATGGTGATGGTAAGATTGTAGCTCACGAGTTTAGTCCAGGGCATAGTTGATAAAACAGTCCTGTTACTATAATATATGTAATGTCCAAAATAAATGAACGAAAGGATGATGTATGTTAACTTATCTTATCCCCGCAGCGGTAGTCGTTGCCTTGCTGATTCTGTTGTTTATTACAGGTTATGTCAAGTCACCCCCTGATACCGCTTATCTTATCAGTGGTGTTCGGAAGAAAACTGTCATTGGTAAGGCTGCTCTGAAGATTCCCTTCTTTGAGCGAATTGACAAGCTGACTCTAAAGTTGATTCCTATTGATGTGAAGACTTCAAGCACAGTTCCTACTGCAGATTACATTGACATCAGTGTTGATGCAATCGTAAACGTCAAGATTTCAAGTAAGCCTGAACTGCTTGCTCTGGCTGCTGAAAACTTCCTAAATCAGCCGATGGATTACATTGCTCGTGTTGCTAGAGAAGTGCTGGAAGGCAACATGCGTGAAATTGTTGGTCAGATGAAGTTGGAAGAGATGGTTACTGACCGTCAGCTGTTCTCAGAAAAGGTTAAGCAGAATGCTGCTCCCGATCTGGCTGCAATGGGTCTTGAAATCGTTGCATTCAATGTTCAGAATTTCGACGATCGCAACGGCGTAATTGAGAATCTGGGTGTTGACAATGTTGAGCAGATTCGTAAAAAGGCTGCTATCGCAAAGGCTGATGCTCACAAGGAAATTGCAATTGCCGAAGCAAATGCAAGTAAGGATGCAAATGATGCTCAGGTAGCATCCGATCTGGAGATTGCTCGTAAGCGGAATGAGCTTGCTTTGGAGCAGGCTGAACTTCAGAAGAAGGCTGACATCAAGTGGGCAGAAACCGAAGCTGCAAAGGGCATTCAGGCTGAGGAACAGCGTAAGATTCTTGAGATTTCTACTGCAAATGCAAATCTGGCTAAGCAGGAGAAGGAGATTGAGCTGAAAGCTCGTGAGGTTGAGATTACTGAGCGTAGACTGGAAGCAGAAGTCAAGAAGACTGCTGATGCAAAGAAGTACGCAGCTCAGCAGGAAGCAGATGCTAAGTTGTATGCCACTCAGAAGCAAGCTGATGCAGATCTCTTTAAGCGTCAGCGTGAAGCAGAAGCTGAGAAGTTCGAAGCAGAACAGAAGGCTGAAGCAACAAAGGCTGCATCTGATGCTCAGAAGGTTGCTATGGAAAATGAGGCAGCAGGTATTGCAGCAAAAGGTCGTGCTGAAGCTGAAGCAATTCGAGCAAAAGCCGAAGCCGAAGCAGCTGGTATTCTGAAGAAGGCAGAAGCAATGGAACGCTATGGTGAAGCTGCAAAGATGGACATGCAGCTCCAGGCTCTCAAGGTTTACTTTGAGCAGCTTCCTGCAATGGCTCAGGCAATCGGTGAAGGCTATCAGGGTGTTGACAAGATTGTCATGATGGGATCTGATTCCAATCAGCTGGCAAACAACATCATGAATACTACCACTCAGTTGAGTGAGGGTATGGCAGCAAGCCTCGGAATTGATCTGAAGACTCTGCTGGCTGGTGTGCTGGGACACACTATCGGTAGTAAGTCAAGCTGCGACTGCGGCGGCAACTGCCACGAAAAGTAAAGCTCATCTTACATAGTAAAAATAAGCTCGAGATGAAACCTCGAGCTTATTTTTTATAGTTGATTAAACAACAGTTTCTAAATATAATGTTAATATAAAAGTAATGGAGGAGTTCAATATGCCAACATTTTCTGTCTTCACACCCACTTCAAATTACAAAAATTTAACATTCCTGGAAACTTTGCACACAGTAAATGAGTACATTGCAAAAACCGGCGACAATGAAATTCCAGTTATAATGTTAGAAGAAACTGGAGAAATGGTAAATCAGTATATTTTCTTCGTGGATAATGTACCTTATCAAATCACGGACCTACTTGAATTACTTCCTTATATCCACAGATTTCACGAAATCAAAACTTGCTTCGGAATTCTGTGGTTCAATGATTAACAGTTGGAGGTAGAGTAGAATGAAACCTGAAGATTTTATCATTGGTTGTGACATGGATGACACTTTGACACATCTTGTCACACCTTGGATTCAGTATCTGAACAATAGATACGGAACACATGTTGATCCGTACAAAGAACTTCATTGGGACATGAAAGTTCAATATCCTCAGCTGACATACGAGCAGATTTTTGAACCTCTGTTTGAAAAAGAATTCTGGAAACACGTTACGCCACTTCCTGGTGCTGTTAACATTGTTAAGAAGCTTATCGATGAGGGATTTCAATTCTATATTGTTACATCTACACACTATCGTAGTTTAGCTGATAAACTTCCTGATGTACTTTTCAAATATTTTCCGTTCATCGATAGACACAATGTCATCATTACATACAACAAACAGCTGATCAACTGTCATGTTCTGATTGATGATGGTACACATAACATTGTTGGTCCGTACAAAGGATTGCTGATGGACGCTCAGCACAACAAGTCTTTCAAAGAAACAGATTTTGACAATGTGAAACGAATTTACAGCTGGGCTGAAGCATACGAAGAAGTTCATAAAATCTATAATCAGTATAAGGAGAGTGTCTATGACGATAAGCCAGATTATTCAGTTATGGATGAAGCACACTGATTATGATCCTGATAGAAAATCTTTCTATCTCGGATCTATGATAAGCGAGGCTCATACTTGCACTAAGCTCATGTCAGAACTGAGCAACGAATATGACAATTCAGGTATGCTTGCTGTTCTGTACGCTAAGAGCTGTTATGAAGATATGTTACACGGATTCCGTATCAATCTTGAAGAGTTTGTTAAGGACAAAACTGTAATTCAAGAATACTGGAATATGTGGGATGCATTCAATTCCCCTGTTGTTAAGGAAGCTGAAGACCATCTGATTCAAATCTTCAATGCTCTTGTAGCTAAAGTGTCCGGATGTAAGCTTCTTGGAGCTGGTAATCGGGAAGAGGATCTTCAGCTGCTCTACAGCAGTGTTTCTAAAGTAACAGAATCCTTGTGTAAATGCAAAGTGGAATCATTCCTGAAGGGCGCACCGTGTCTCGGCGAATTGAATCATGTAAGTGGAATCATTGAGGTGTTCCCTACTCTTGCACAATGTCTAAGAACTGTTGAGTGCAGAGTTGATGGTGTGTATATTGCTTACATATCTCAGTACAACTCTGCTGGTGGTTATTTTACATTCATTCTCAAGAGTAACGGCAATATCATTTCTATCAATGATCGTATTGATGAAACATATATCGGTCAGCACGGAAACAGCCGTAACGGTAGATGGACCGAAAAGGCTCTGTTTGATCTTTTTCCTTATGACGAGATCTTGAAGTTTAGCTCTTACGACTATAAGGGCTATGCCACTAAGTGGGATGTTAAAGAAATTGAGGATGCTGGTTTCCCGCTGAAAAATCTCACGCAAGAATCTTACATGGCTGTTCTTCTTGCCATCATTCTTATTGTTAAAAAGTATGCAGGAAGAGACATTACCGATATTACGAGAAAGTTTGTTGACACACTGTTAACTCCGAATCTGAATCTTCTTGAAGCACATGTTGATACTACTGCACTAGTGCCTGTAACTAACAGCGCTATTGTTGCATACACCAATGAATGGAAGCCAACCATTGATACCGCGACTGTAATGAATCCTGATAGCGGAAAGAGATTTGACTACGCCACCAACAAAGATTCAGGGAAGTCGTATGAAGAGATGGGGTGCTTCAAAGGTTTCAATCAAGAGTTTGTAGACTTGTATGGTGACGATTTTATTCTTGATCCTTCCAAAGTTTTCTATACTCCGGATAGATTAGCTATTACCGATGGAGGAGAAACCACAATGCGCTGTGCGGAGTTTGTAGGCACAAGAGAAAAATTTGATCTTGAAGTGTTTCGTCAAAGTAGAAAACAACTGGCTGATCATATTAACAAGCGTATGGTCGAAGAGTACGAAGCATTCGGTGGTCACGAGGCAGTTATGAAGTGGTTCTATGGTCTTGTTATCTCAAACAAGGAAAAACTTACACAGCTTGCTCTTGATGAATGGACTGCAATCATGGTTGATAAAACAAAGCATAACTATGAGTCTTCTCCTGGTTGGATACCTTGTTCTAGAGAACTTCATACAAGCATTCGAGAGACAGGTGAGTTCTACGGCATCATCGGTCGAATGGTGAACGAACCGCAAGACCACAAAACTCATCACAGATGGGACTGCGAATGGTCGGAACACTGGAAATGTCCTGTTACTGGAACTACTGCAAATGTTTGGTTTACTTTCCTACCTTGCAGTTACACGGAGATTGAGAGAATTTTCGGCGTTGAGGTTCCGAAAGTTATGAAGGGCTATACCATCACAAGTAGCGTTGATGGATTTGCAAAGGGTAACAGTATTCTGGATTCTACAGATGCAGTTGCTGACGTGGATCACATCTACTCCTCCAGAAGTAAGGCAGCAAGTATGTGCAAAGATCGTCCTAACAGCAGATTTGAGTTCAGCATCGGCTTCAGTAAGCGTGGATTAAATCGACTGTTGAAAGAACGTCAAAATAACAGTTGATTATTCACTTCCAATCCTTTATAATATAAACATAAAGGATTGGAGGTTTACATTATGGCAATCAAAGACATCGTGAAGGATACAACTATCCTGACTCAAAAGAGTGTTCCTTTTGTTTTCGGTGAGGATGATGCAATCATTCAGGATCTGCAGGACACTGCAACTGCTCATGAAGATAACTGTGCAGGTCTTGCAGCTATTCAGCTCGGTATTCCAAAAAGAGTCATTGTGGTCAAGGAAGGCAGTAATTTTGTTACATACATAAATCCCGTCATTGTTAAGAGAAGTCGTGAATCCTACATGGCAACGGAAGGCTGCCTCAGCTTGGAAGGTCCTCGTACTGTTAAGAGATACCGATCTGTCATGGTAAGTTATACTACTGCCAATGGCAAGAAGAGGTCCAAAACATTTAACGGTTTTGTGGCAGAAATTTTGCAGCACGAGATTGATCATTGTAACGGTGTACTTATTTGAGAGGAGGAACTATTACATGACGTATGCGGAAGAGACAACAGCTGTTGTTAAGATCTGGATCGATGATGTTCGTCCTGCTCCTCCCGGATACAAGTGGATAAAATCCACAAATGAAGCCATTCGATATCTTCAAGAATGTCAGTGGTACGATCGCTATGTTGTTGATGTCTCTCTGATCATCGATATTGATCATGATGCAGGAGATTATGCAGCTGATGGTGGTGACTACATTAAGATACTCGATTGGATGGAAAGTGAGCGTCTTGGCGCTACATTCCACATTCACTCTATGAACCCTGTTGGAGTTCAAAATATGAGAAACATCATTCAGAAAAATGGTTGGAGGGAAATGAGATGATTATTTTCGTCATTGCTTGGCAATTTTTTGGTGCACTTCTACTGGTCTGTATTAGCTGTCTATCGAAGGAAGGCTTCATGCGTGAGTTCACCGGATGGGAATTTGTAAATCCGTACTGGTGCTACAAATTTAACAAGCATGTGAATGTTTTCGGAGCTCTGATGCTTGCACTGATGTTTACTGCAATCTGTCCTGCTGGCGCAGTTTGTTACTGGTTCTACAAGCTCTGCACCTTCGGCAGAAGAAAGCAGTAATCAATACTGAAGATTAAAATTGGAAGGTTGTGGTAAGTATGTTACGAAAGTATTTTGAGAATACACGACACTATACTTGTCCAGAATGCGGTAAGGATTTCAGTTACAATTTCTTGCAGTGGTTCTGGACAATGATGCATTTTGACATCACTCGTCACAGATATGTTAAATGTACACACTGTGGAAAGCGTCACTGGTTGCAAGCAAAGAAGGTGATGTAAACTATGCAGTTGTTTATTTTATTTACTGCATTAACAACTCTCAATGTCATTGTAAGCACTATCAAGTCTATTGTGACCATCAAGTCTGGAAAACTTGCTGCTGCACTTGTTAACGCGTTAGCATACGCGATAAATACAGTTGCAATCGTCTATACTGTATGTGACTTGCCTCTGTGGTTGAAGATGCTTGTTGTAGCTGTTACAAACTTCATCGGTGTGTTCATTGTAAAGTGGGCCGAAGAAAAGGCAAGAAAGGACAGACTCTGGAAAGTTGAAGCTACATTCAATCACGATGACAACCTGATCAGAGAGCTCAAAACTTGGTCAGAAAAATATGACATAAGCACTAAGTATTCAGATATTGTGAAGTACTATGAAGTGGATTTCTATGCTAAAACCAAACACGAAAGCTCGCTCATTCGTGAATTCATAAAGACTCACAATGGTAAGTATTTCGTTACAGAGAGTAAAGAGTTATGATTGAAATTGGTAAAACTTACAGATACAGTTATGATGATCATCCAACAAATAGAAGTGCAGCAATTGTAGAGGTTGTTGGAATGTTGTCAGATGAAGTTGCAGTTGTTAAATTTCATAAGGTTTTGTGTGACCAAACTGGTAACGGTTATTTTGAGTACCTGCAACGAAGCGGTCACACAATGAATGTTACTGCAAGTAGATTAAAACAACTGTAATTTTATAGTTGAATGATTCTAACTGTTACTATATAATGATAGTATAATAAATAACCTGATGGAGGTAACTATTATGGCACATGAAGTTGAGTCTCTGATGTATACTTCTAACGACAAGAACGGCCGCTTTGTTCCTTGGCATGGTCTGGGAACTCCTGTTCAGGAATCTCCTACGAGTGCTGATGCACTCAAGATTGCTGGTTTGGACTGGAGAGTTGAGGCTAAGCCGATCTATACAAACGATGGAATCAAGATTCCTGGCTATGTTGCAAATACCCGTGACAGCGACAACAGTGTTCTGGGTGTTGTTACTGAAAAGTACAAGATCGTCCAGAACGAAGATGCTTTCGCGTTTACCGATTCTTTGATCGGTGGCGATGTTCGATACGAGACCGCAGGTAGCCTCCGTAACGGTAAGAGCACATTCCTGTTGGCTAAGCTGCCTGATACAAAGATTCTGGATGATGCTTTCGGTCAGTACCTTTGCTTTACCAACACTCATGATGGTAGCGGTGCTGTTAAGGTCATGATGACTCCTGTTCGAGTTGTGTGCAACAATACGCTGAACCTTGCGCTCAATACTACAAAGCGCATGTGGACTTGTAAGCACATGGGCAGCATGAAAGACAAGCTGCACGAAGCTGAGGAGACTCTCGGCTTTGCTCACAAGTATATGGACAATCTGGCTGTGGTAGCAGAGCGTCTGGCAAATGTTTCTCTTCGTGATGAAGAGATTCAGGCAATTGTTGCTGAGCTCTTTCCGATGGACGAAAACAGCTCTGATCGCACAAAGGCAAACATGCAAAAGGCGAAGCAGGAATTCATGGTGGCTTACTACATGCCTGATATCGCGAAGTTCCGCAATACTGCATGGGGCTTGCTCAATGCAACAAGTGACTGGATGAGTCACACTTCTCCTCAGCGTAACACTCCTACCTATCAGGAACGTAACTTCGAGCGCATCATTTGCGGTCATCCTATTCTTGATGCTATCATGAAGAAGGTTGGCGCAGGAGTTGAGACCTAATCCAAATAAACAGTTGATTATCTGTCAACAGGAATCTATAATATAACTGTTGACAGATATTCTTTGTAAAGGAGAATCATTGTGAGTAAGGAATATACTTCCGAATCAATTCAAGTGCTTGACGACATTGCACACATGCAATTGCGTAGAGGCATGTATATCGGTGAAGCTAATGATCCTCGTCAGCTGTTGTCTGAAGTTTTTGACAACGCGATTGATGAAGTGCAGGCAGGCTTCAGCGACGAGCTGGTAGTTACAATTGACACAACTGCAAACAAGTACAGTGTAAGAGACTTCGGTCGAGGTATTCCTCACGGCAAGAAGACTCTTGAGAATGGAACTCAGAAAGAAATTCTGGAAATTCTGATTACAAAAGCTAACAGTGGTGGTAAGTTTGATAACTCTTCTTACAACTACTCCTCTGGCTTGAATGGTCTAGGACTGACGATTACCAATGCGCTTTCAAATGAAATCCATCTTGCATCCTATCGTGATGGTAAGGTTGTAGAAGCAAGAGCTTATGGCAGTACTGTTGTGGATCTTGCTTATGAGTGCGGCAGCACTGAGCGCAATGGTACGCTGGTTGAGTTCATTCCCAATCCTAAAATGTTCCACAGTAAGAAAATTCCGATCGACTTCATTCGTGATCGTTGTCGAGTAGCAAGTGCTCTTGGATTTAGAGCACGACTCGTTGTCGATGGTGTTGAGCAGAAAACTGATGCAAGTATGTTTGACCTCATCAAAGAAGAGAATGACAAGGTTAGCGTCTATGTTAACATTCAGCCGATCGAAGTCATTGCGAGTACTGCAGAAAAGATGAAAGTAGCCCTGCGCTATACTTCAGAAACAAATGATCGGTACTTCGGTTATACTAATCTGTTGAGCAACTATCTTGGTGGCACTCATGTTCAAGAGCTGTCTAAAACAATCATTGCAACTTGGAAGGAATTCATTGATAGTCACAAGAATATCAAGCCTTCCATTGAACTTCATAACAACGACTTCCTGATTGGTCTCCGTGGCGTATGTGCAGTGTTTATTGCACATCCTGAATTCTCTTCTCAGACAAAAGAAAAGCTCGTTGTTAACAAGAAGTACTTTGAGGAATTGATGGGCTTGTTCAAGTCTCAGTTCTCTCGTTATCTTGAAGAGAATGTTCTCATCGCACAGCAGCTTATTAAGCGCTTCGAAGAGTATCGAGTTGCTCAAAATAATCTATTGTCCAGAAAAGAGATTAGTTCTTTGATCAAAGTGAACAACGATGGTGAAGATAACATCCGTAGACGATCCGTTGTGTCAAAGTTGGTTGAATGTACTTCTCGTAAGAGAAAGAACACAGAGTTGTTTATCGTTGAGGGTGACTCTGCAAAAGGACCTTATATGTTTACTCGTAACAGAGAACTGCAAGCTGTGCTGCCTCTGAGAGGTAAGATTCTGAATGTGACTTACAAGTCTATCAAGGATGCAATTAAGAACTCTGAAATTTGTGATATTGCAAACAGTATGGGTTGTGGTATCGGTGGCGCTTGCGATGCTAACAAGTCACGATATGAGCGAGTGATTATCTCGGCTGATGCTGACCCAGAT